TACCACGCGATCCGCGATCGCTTCGACTCCGCGCTCGCGACCACGCCGAAGGCGGTGCTGCTCTACATCAACTCGCCGGGCGGTCTCGTCGAGGGCTGCTTCGAGCTCGCGGAGTACATGCGCGCCGAGAGCGCGCGCACCGGCATCCCGCTCTACGCCTACGGTGAAGGGATGATGTGCTCGGCCGCCTACGCGCTCGCGTGCTCGGCACAGAAGATCGGCGCGAGCAAGACCACGATGGTCGGCTCGATCGGAGTGATCGACTGCCTCGTCGACGCGACCGCGATGGACGAGGCGTGGGGCATGAAGTACCGCCTGATCACCTCGGGCGCGCGCAAGGCCGACGGCAACCCGCACCAGCCTATCGACGACGGCGCGGTGCTCGCGACGCAACAGCGCGTCGACGACCTCGCGGGCCTCTTCTTCGACTGGGTCGGTCAGGCTCGCTCGCAGCTCGGCGCGGACGGCGCGCGCTCTCTTGAGGCGGCCGTGCTCATCGGCGCGCGAGCCCTTTCTGCGGGGATGCTTGACGTTCTCGCCGATCCCAGCGTACACCTCACCGAGTCCAGTCCCACCACGGAGACGACCACGATGCAGACCGAGCCGACGCAGCCCAAGGCCGAGGACAAGCCCGCCGACGACAAGACCGACGGCGACATGTACCGCAAGCTCCGCAAGATGGCCGAAGAGGGCGACGAGGACGCGAAGCGCATGCTGCAGAGGCTCATGGACGACGACGAGCACGACGAGCCCGACGGCGACGAGAAGATGGGCGACGAGAAGATGGGCGACAAGAAGATGGGCGACAAGAGGATGGGCGACGAGGCCAAGGCGATCGCGCTCCGCGCGCTCGCGGCCGTCGAGCGACAAGAGCGCGCCGCGCTCATCGCGAGCCGCCCCGACTTCGACGAGGCCACGCGCGAGCTGCTGGCGCACGCGCCGCTTGAGAGCGTTCGCGCGCACGTCGCGAAGGCACCCAAGCGCACGATGCCCGATCGCGCGGCCTCGGCGCAGCCCAACGTGCGGCCCACGGCGCAGCCGGGGAGCGCGAAGGATCGCGCGCCGCACGCGCTCACGCCTCCCGTGACGCAGAACGACATCGCGCGGCACGCGCTCGCGAACCGCCTGATCGGCAACACGCAGGTCGTCGTCGGAAGCCGCCTCGAGCGCGACGCGACGGGCCGCGTCGCAAAGGTCGAGTTTGGCGTCGACCGCGATCTCGTCGCGGGCGAGCGCAACCCCGACCGCCTCGCCGCGGTTCGCCTCCGGGGCTCGAGCCCCGTCACGCGCATCGACTGATCGACTGATCGCACGACCTGATCACCACGCTCACCCGAGAGGCCGCACACCATGTCCTTCTTCCTGCGAAAGCCGATCACGCTCAACTCTCTTCGCGCGGTGCTCGCCGCTGCGGAGGTCGCCGTCAAGGGCGAGACGGCCTGCATTGACACCGCCTCGGGCGAGTTCGTCGTCGGAGCCGTCGGCACCGGCCTCGTTCCGGTGGGCACGTTCACGGAGGCGCTCACGGGCGACGGCGTCAAGACCACGCTCGTCGCGACCTTCGACGAGATCCGTGCGCAGGAATGGATCAACGACACCGTCGCGCCGGTCCTCGCGACGCACCTCGGCCAGACCGTCTACATCAAGGACGGTCGCACCGTGACGATCACCTCGGCGGGACACAGCAAGGCCGGGACGTTCCTCGGCTTCGACACCAACGGGCGGTGCATGGTCGCGCCGCGTCCCTTCTTCACGGCCTGATCTCGATCTCCCACCACGTTCGCGCGCTCGAGTGAGCGCACAGGAGTCCTCACATGGATAGCGTCGAGCTGCAGTCGGTCGTGATCACTCTCGAAGAGTCGATGTCGATCGCGATGATCACCGACTACCAGCGCGCGATGCGCTCGGAGAACATCTGGTGGCCGTCGATCGCTCGCCCGCGCGACATCAGCTCGCGCAAGGAGACGATCCACTGGCTGCTCGACTCCGCGAAGATCGAGCCGCGCGACATCGGACAGATCGCATTCGAGGACATGAGCACGGTCGACCTCGTCGTCGAGCCGAAGTTCGCGTCGAGCGGCCTTGAGATCGGCATCGAGGCGTTCCAAGACCTCGAGAACGGCGTGTGGGGAGGCCGCGCGATCAACGCGGGCACGGCATGGGCGCGTCAGATCGGCGTGCAGATGGCCTACTACCCGCAATTCCGTCTCGCTGCGGCGATGCTCGGCAACCCGACGGCCTACGACGGCGTCGCCTTCTTCGCGCACGGGCACCCGACGAACCTCAACGATCCGTCGGCGGGCACGTACACGAACCTTCTTGACGCGGTCGCGGCCGACGGATGGTCCGGCGTGCTCGCGCCGATCGACTCGTCGGTCACCGTCGACGCCGCGCTCAACAACATCCAGCGCGTGCTCGCGTACATCGCGAGTCTCAAAGCCCCGAACGGCCGCGATCCGCGCTTCCTGCGGCCGATCGGGATCCTCGTGCCGCCCGCGCTCACGGTGCGAGCGCAGCAACTCACGAACGCGCGGTTCATCGCGCAGGCCGCGGGCGCGACGGGCGGTGGCTCCGGCGACATCGAAGCCGTGGTCCGCAACTGGGGCATGGGCGATCCGCTCGTCGCCGCGGAGCTGGGCGCGGGCTTCTCGTACTCGTACCAAGGCGGGCCGAACGTCGCGGGCTCCGATCGCGACTACTACATCATCTGCGAGACGCAGGACGTCGAAGTCTCCGGGTTCATCTACGGCCGACGCGAGGCGTTCAACGTCATCTACCACGACCTCGCCTCGAGCGCGGAGCTCGCGCGCAAGGGCAAGCTGCAGTGGGTCTGCCGTGGCCGCAACGAGATCGTGCCGGGCCTGCCCTACACGATCTTCAAGGTCAAGGGCGTCTGACGCTCTCATCCCGCTCGGTGCCACACGAGCGGGGTCGCCATGGGAAGGCACAGAGCTCGAGCTTCGGCTCGGGCTCTTTGCCTTCGTGCTAGGGTGAGGCCGTGCCCGCTTACCTCTCACTCGCCACGTTCAAGGCAGCAACGGTCGCGGCCGACGAGTCTGTCGACGAGGTCGAGGCGCGTTATCCCGGCTGGATCGACAACCAGCTCGCGATCAAATCGCAATGGCTCGATTCCAGGCTTCGCAAGCGGTACCTCTTCCCGCTCACGACGACGCCGTACCCGCTCGTCGTGACCGACTGGCTCTCGCGCATCGTCACCGAAGCGATGATGCGAAAGCGCGGGATCGATCCGACGGACGAGCAGGCCGCGACGTACATTGACGATCGCAAGACGGCCGAAGCGGAGGTGCTCGAGGCCGCGAACGCCGAAGAGGGTCTCTTCGATCTGCCGCTGCGGGCCGACACGTCGACGACGGGCATCGTCGCGCCGGTCGTGCTCGGGTACTCGGAGGCTTCGCCCTACGTCGCGTTCGACATCCAGGCCGAAGCGGCGCGGCGCGAGGACGCGCAGGGCACCGGGACCGGCGACGGGGCACCGTGAAGCGGCCCCCGGTCTCGATCTCGGAGCTGCGAGCGCCCAACGACGCGCAACCGGGCGACGAATGGCCTCCCGTGCTCTTCGGCGTCCCGCAGAGGCCTCCGATCCGCCTCGTGGGAGCGCCTGGGACGCCCTGTGATGCCCCTTCGGGCGCTCGGACGGGTGAAGGTAGCCCCACGGAAACGGAGCCCGTAGAGCGCCGGGAGGCGGCCGGTCGCGAAGCGGCGCTCTTCGGCCTCCCGAAGCGCCCGCCGAGAGGCCTCCGGAGAGCTTCTGGGAGCCCCGTGGAAGCCCCGGAGGGCGACCGGACGAGCGATGGTAGGTCCGAAGAGCCGGAGCCCGTAGAAGAGCTCGGGGAGGCCTCTTGACCACGCCCGTTCTCGCGCTCGAGCGCCTTTTCGTCGACGTTCAGACCCGTTTCGCGAGCGAGGCGGGCCTGATCGGGCTCCCCGAGACCGCCTACTTCACCGGAACCGCCTCGATCGCTGGGTCTCCGACCGCTGCGGCCGAGGTGAAGATCCTTTTCACGGTCGGCGGGACCGTCGGAGTGGCCGGGATCGTCTACCGCGTCTCGACCGACGACGGTGCGACCTACGGCGCGCCGATCGCGCTCGGTCTCGCGACGGCGATCGTCGTGTTCGGCGTCACGCTCACGCTCGCGGGCGCTGTCACGGCGCTCGACTACGTTCGCTGGACGCAGAACGGTCCCGCGGTGCCCGTGTTCCAGTTCGGGACGCGCGAGCCCGCGAAGCGCGGCGACGTGTATCGCGTCGTGTTCGTCCCCGGCGACGCGTCGGGCAACGCGGGCGAGGTCGTCGCGCCGCGGAACCCCGGCCGCAACCCTCGCCCGCTCGCGACGCTCGTCGAGCTGTTCACGATCTACTGCGAGGCGTTCGACTCGAGCGCGGGCTCTCCCGAGGTCGAGCTGCGACAGTGGAAAGCAGCGCGCCTCTTGTGGGACGCGGTTATCCGTGCGATCTACCTCTCGGCCCACGGAACCTACGAAGTGATCAGCACCGAGCACATGGTCGAGCGAGCGACGCGCCGACACGCGTGGTCGATGCGCTCCGTCCTCGCGATCCAGGCGATGGTGCCCGACGCGCCCGCGTTCGTGGTCACGCCTCCGCAGGTCGCACTGACCGTCGGGCTCGAGGTCGACGACGACCCCGTCGAGATCATCACCCCGCCATGAGCAACGGAGCTGCACAGCTGGACGGACAGATCGCTCGCTTGCGCGAGCTGGCGAAGCTCGTGCCGAGCGCGGCACCCGCGGTCGCCGTCGCGATGTCCGATGTCATCGTCGCGAACATCGCGCGCGGAGTCGGGCCGGACGGCGCGCCGTGGGAGCGCACGGAGGAGGGCAAGCAGCCGCTCCGCGGCGCGGCCAAGGCGCTCGAGGTGCGAGCCGTCGGCACCGTCGTCGTCGCTACTCTCACCGGCCCGGAAGCACGGCATCACCTCGGAGCCGTGCGCGGAGGCGTGAGACGTGAGATTCTCCCCACGGGCGGCACGATCCCCGGCCCGATGGTCGATCGGATCGAGCGCGCGGTCACAGACAGGTTTCGGGCGATCATGTCCCCAACGGTTCGTCGCTGAACGGAGAGCACGTCATGTCCCAACCCTCGGTCACGATCACGGAGCTCGATGGCGCGCTCGGCATTCTGCCGACGAGCGCGGGCCGACTTCTCGCCGTCGTCGGCGTCTCGAGCGCGGGGCCGGTCAACACGCCCGCGACCTACGCACGGATTCCGCAGCTGACCGCGGACTTCGGGATCGGCCCGATGGTCGAGGCGGCCGCCTATTACATCGAGAAGTTCGGGCGACCCGTGATCGTGGTCCGCACCGGGCAGAGCATCGCGGGGAGCTATCCCGCGGGAGCTGCCACCGTCGCGACGGGCACCGGCACCTCCGTCACCACGGTCGATCTGCTCACCGCGCCCAACGACGACTTCGAGTGCTACTTCAAGGTCGTCACCGGAGGCACCATCGGCGTCGCGGGCATCACGTTCCAGTGGTCGCTCGACGGAGGGCGCACGCTCTCGCCCGTCACCGCGCTCGGGGTCGCGACGAGCTTCGTGTTCCCGACGAGCGGAGGCGTGAAGATCGACTTCGCCGCGGGCACGCTCGTCGCGGGCGACACGCGCACGTTCCGCGCGACGGCCCCCAACTGGAACACGACCGAGATCGGTACCGCGCTCGACGCGCTGTTCGCGACCGCGGCTTCGTGGGAGTCGGCGCACATCGTCGGCCCGATCAACGGCGCGGACTTCGACACGATCGATCCAAAGTTCTCGGCGGGCCTCACGTCCGGCAAGTACCACGGATGGATCGGCAACACGCGCATGCCCGACCTCGGCGAGAGCGAGGCGACCTACCTCGCGGCGATGTCCGCGATCTTCAACAGCAAGGCGACGATCTTCGGTGAGCTGTGCTCCGCGGCCGCGAAGATCATCTCGTCGGTCTCCGGGCGGCAGTACCGGCGACCCGTCGCGTTCGCGGTCGCCGCGCGCGAGGGCTTCTACTCCGAAGAGATCGACATCGCAGACGTGAACCTCGGCACGCTGCTCGGCGTGTCGATCCGCGACGCGAACGGCAACCCCGACGAGCACGACGAGTCGCTCAACCCCGGCCTCGACGACGCGCGCTTCACCGTGCTCCGAACGTGGGACGGCATCCAAGGCGTCTACGTCAACCGGCCGCGCATCCTCTCGGCCGCGGGCTCGGACTTCGACCTCTACACGAAGCGCCGCGTCATCAACCTCGCGCACGCCGCGCTGCGGTCCTACTTCATCCGTCGGCTCAACAAGCCGATCCAGGTCGACACGTCGACCGGGTTCATCCTCGAGAGCGAGGCGCTCGAGATCGAGAACGGCGCGCTCGCCGCGATGCGCTCCGTGCTGCTCGCGAAGCCGAAGGCCTCGGGGATCCAGTTCGCGCTCTCGCGCACCGACAACGTGCTCAGCACCAAGACGCTGACCGGGCAGGCTCGCGTCATCCCGCTCGCCTACCCCGAGTTCATCGAGCTCGAGGTCGGCTTCCTCAACCCCGCGCTGCAGGTCCAGACCGTCTGATCGCGCGACGCGCGACCATTTAGGGAGCAACGAACATGAGCGACGCGATCAGGGTCAACGGCAATCAGCTCTCCTGGGGCTCGATCTCCGTCAAGGTGAACGGAGAGCGCTACTTCGGGTTCACGTCGATCGGCTACGCCGACTCGCGCGAGCGCGTGAAGGCCTACGGCATGGGCCGCGCGCACGCGCCGCGCGGACGCTCGCGCGGCAAGTACGCCGTCGAGCCCGTCACGCTCACGGGATGGAAGTCGAGCATGCAGGCGCTTCGCAAGGCGCTCGCGGACGCGGGCGACGGCGAGAGCTACGGCGACACGATCTGTCAGATCGTCGTGCAGTACGTCGAGGCCGACGACACGCCGGTCACCGTCGAGCTCGAGGACTGCGTGTGGTCCAAGAACACGACGAGCGAGGAAGAGAGCCCCGACCCGTTGAAGGAAGATGCCGAGTTCGACTGCATGCGGATCCGGCGTAACGGGCTCGTGCTCTTCGACAACTCCGAAGGGAGCTGATCGAGCACACGCGCAGGCGACGCGCGAAGGAAGGTGAATCGTGGCCGAGGACAAGCGACAACCATCCCCCCCGCTGCAGGCGGGCGGGTCTCTCGAGGAGCGGCTCGCAGCGGCGCGCGAGCGCAAGAGGCTCGCGGACGAGCAGCGCGAGCGAGCTGCGGACGCTGCGAGCTTGCTCGCGGAGGTCGAGGCGGCAGAGCGCGAGGCGAGCGACGCCGAAGCCATCGCGAAGGCGACGGCGGAACACGGCGCGGGCAAGATCGCGACGATCGCGACCGAGCTTGGGGTCGTGATCGTGAAGCGCCCGCACCCGGCGCACTACAAGCGGTTCCGCGACAAGGGTGAGACCAAGTCGGCCGACCTCGAGCAACTCGTGCGACCGTGCCTCGTGCATCCCGACGCGTCGCGGTTCGATCAGATCCTCAACGAGCAGCCCGCGACGCTCGACCGCTGCGCCGATCAGGTCGTCACGCTCGCGGGCTTCCGCGGAAAGGAGCTGTCGGGAAAATCGTAGCCCTGCGAGCGGAGGCGCGGCGCGACCTCGGCGTGTGGGCCGAGTGCCTGCTCGCCATGTTCGGCAACGAGTCGCAGGGAACCGACGCCGAGGTCGTGCGCGCGCTCACCGGAGCGAGCATGCTCGCAGAGGCGATGCACGACGTCAGGCAGATCAAGCGCCTGCTCACACCGAAAGAGTGACCGACCGTGACCACGACCGCGACCTTCACCGTCGAGCTGCGAGACGAGACCTCCGGGGCCGCGAACGCGGCCGCGGGCTCGCTCTCGCGGCTCAGGGCGAAGATCGAGCAAGACACGAAGGCTCTTCGCGAAATGCAGGCCGCGATGGGCCGGTTGAAGGGCGGCACCTCGCGCTCGAGCGCGGCCGCCACGGAGCTTCGGAACCGCATCGCGGCACAGCGCGCCGCGATCGCGAGCGCGCAAGAGCGGTTCATCGCGCTCGGAGGCACCTTCGGGAAGGCCGAAGAGCGCGCGACGGGCTTCGCGGGCATGCTCGGGGAGCTTGCGGGCAACCTACAGGGCGCGGGCGGTGCTCTCGGAGGCTTCGGAGGCCAGCTCGCGACGCTCGCCGGGGCTCTCACGAACCCGATCGCGCTCGCGGGCCTCTTCGTGACGGGCCTCGTCGCGCTCGCGGGAGCTGCGATCGCCGCGAACCTCGCGATCGCGGGCATGATCGTTCAGCTCGCTCGCCTTGCGGTCACGGAGAGCGACGCGCGGAGGTCTGAGGCGCTGCACATCGAGGGTCTCAACACGCTTCGGCAGGCCTACGGGCTCGGCACCGCGAGCGTCCGCGACTACCAGGCAGCGATCGACCGCGCGAGCGACTCGACGAACCTCTCGCGCGACGCGCTCGAGGGCTACGCGCGCTCGCTCTCTCGCGCTGGGCTCCGCGGCGACGCGCTGCGCGACGCGGTCGAGGCGATGGGCATCGCGGCGATGGTGCAAGGCGAGCGCGGCGCGCAGAGGTTCCGTGCGCTCGCGATGCAGGCGCGACTTGCGGGTCGTTCCGTCGCGGAGCTCGCAGAGCAGTACCGCGATCGCCTCGGGCCGATCGCGCATCGCATGATGCTGTCGCTGCCGAACCAGACCGAGCGCCTTCGACGCTCGATCGCGCGCATCTTCTCGGGCCTCAACACCGATCGCCTGCTCGGCGCGCTCGACATGGTGCTCTCACTCTTCTCGCAGAGCACGGCCTCGGGCCGCGCGCTCTCTCGCATCGTCGAGGCCGTGTTTCAGCCTATGATCGACGACGTCGCGGTGCTCGGGCCGATCGTGCGGCGCTTCTTCCAAGGCATCGTGATCGGCGCGCTCGTCACCACGATCGCGGTGCTTCGCGTTCGCAACGCTCTCCGCGACACGTTCGGAGGCACCGACCTATTCGAGAACGTCGATTCTCTCAACTTTGCGCTCGGAGTCGGCGTCGCGCTCTTCGGGCTTCTGGCGATCTCGCTCGCCTCGATCGCGTTCCTCGCGGCGCTCGCGATCGGTCCGTTCGTCGCGCTCGGGCTCGCGATCCTCGCGATCGGAGCTGCAGCGGCGCGCGCGGTTCGCACCGTCGTCGACTTCTTCTCGTCGAACAACGTCGGCGGGCTCGCCGAGGGGATGATCAACGGGATCGTGTCCGGGCTCACGAAGGGGCGCGACCGGATCATCGAGACCGTGCGCGGCCTCGCGCAGTCTGCGGCCGACACGTTCCGCGAGGCGCTCGGGATCGCGAGCCCCTCGCGTGTGTTCGCGGAGTTCGGCGCGTCGATCACGGGCGGTCTCACCGAAGGCATCGACGCGGGCACGCCGGACGTCGACGCAGCGGTCGGCGGGCTCGTCGAGGCACCCGCGGGCGGCGCTGCGCGCGCGGGCGGGTCGACCGTCTCGATCACGATCGGCGAGATCGTCGTCAACGCGGGCAACACGCAGAACCCGCGCGACCTCGCGCTCGGGATCCGCGACGAGCTCGCTTCGCTTCTCGAGGGCGTGTCGATCGAGCTGGGGGCGACGTGAGCTTCAACCCGATCAGCTCGCCCGTCGACTACATCCTGCTCGCGAACCGCAGGTCTCCGGGCATCGCGACGTTGTCGAACGTCAACTCTCCGCGCATGTGGGACGAGCGTCGAGGCTTCGCGCTCTCCGGCGCGCGCGTCGTGTTCCGCGGTATCGGCCTCGCGCGGCCGATCTGCACGCTGCGTCTCGTGAACGACGCGGACTTCGATGCGTGGCACGAATGGCGCGAGCTGGTGCAGCGCCCGCCCATCGGTGAGCGCGGGCGCGCGCAGGACATTTGGCACCCCATCCTCGAGGATCTCGGCATCGTCTCCGTCGTCGTCGAGGACGTCACGCAGCCCCGGCAGGTCGAGGACGGCGTGTGGGACATCGACATCAAGTTCATCGAATTCCGTCGACCCGTCGTGACGCTCGAGACCATCGGCTCGAGCGAGACCACGCCCACCGACCCCGTCGATCGTTTCATCGACGAGCTCTCGTCGCAGGTCCAAGCTCTCGCCGGAGGGCCGGGAACACCGTGACCGCGTACTGCCACATCGGAGGCGACACCATCCTCGAGGCGACCGTCGTCGTCCCCAACGTCGGCCCGTGGTACGCGAACCTCGTGTTCGAAGGCGCGCCCGACGTGTCCGGCGCGGTCGTGCTCAACGTCGGCGCGCTTGAGCTGCACGGCTTCGTCGACCCTCGCGCGAACGGCGTGTTCGGTGAGCAGCGGAGGTGCCGTGTCGTCGCGGGCGCTGCGGGGTGGGGCACCGTGCTTCCCGCGCTCCACTATCACAGCGACTCGGGCGTTCGCTCGCGCTCGGTCGCGGACGACGCGGCGCGGCTCGCGGGCGAGACGATCGGCGCGTTCAACCCGACCGCGACGCAGGTCGGGATCGACTACACGCGGCAGGCGGGCCTCGCGTCGCGCGTCCTCGAGGACGTGATCGGCACCGCGCCGTGGTGGGTCGGCTACGACGGGCGCACGAACGTCGGCGCACGCAGCGCGTCGGCCCCCGACGTCGAGACCTACGAAGTGCTCGAGCACGACCCCCGGCTCTCGCTCGTCGAGCTAGCGGTCGACGATCTCGCGGCGATCACGATCGGCGCGAGGCTGAACCGGCCTCCGCTCGTCGACGTCGTCGAGGTGCACGAGCTAGAGATCATCGTCGCGAGCGATCGAGCGCGCGTGCGCGCGTGGTACGGCGGCACGCTCACGGCGCGCGGGCGCATCGCGCGCTCGTTGCAGGACATCGCGCGCCGCTCGACGGACGGCAAGCTCTTCGGCCGCTACCGCTTCCGCGTCGTGCAAATGAGCGGCGACCGCGTCGAGCTGCAGGCCGTCGCGTCGATCGCGGGCCTTCCCGACGTGCTTCCGATCTCGATGCGCCCCGGCGTCGCCGGAGCCAGCTCGGCGCTCGCGGGCGGTTCCATCGTGCTCGTCGAGTTCATCGAAGGCGACCGCACCATGCCGATCGTGTCCGCGTTCACGCCGAAGGGCGATCCGGGGCACGCGCCGGACGAGACCGTTCTCGAGGTCGTCTCGACTCTCCGGCTCGGTGATCCCGGCGCGACCGACCCCGTCGCGCTCGCGCCGAGTATCGACTCGCAGTTCGACGACATCAACTCCGCGCTCGACGCGTTCGCTGTAGCGGTCCCGGTGCCCAACGACGGGGGTGCGTTCATTCAGTCGGCATTCAAGGCCGTATGGGGGCCGGGAGCGCCTCCGAAGCCCCCGTCGAACGTGGGCGCGACGAAAGTGGTGGGCCTATGAGCGCCGAGGTCAAGGCACAGATCGCTCGCGACCTCGCGACGCTCGTGCAGATCACCGACTTCCCGGTCGCGCCGTTCGGGTACGGCTCCGACATCTCGGGCGACTTCGACGTCGACCCCACGGCGCGCGAGGTCAAGGCGTTCACCACGCTCGCGCTCGCGCAGGCGCTCGTGCGGCGTCTCGACTGCCCGCGCGGCGCGCTCCCCGACGACAAAGACTACGGCGTCGACCTCCGCTCGTACTGCAACCGCGGAGTGACCGCGAACGACCTCCGCTCTCTTGGCGGGCAGATCAAGGGCGAGCTGCAGAAGGAC